GTCCAGTTAATTCTGGAGAAGCTGCTTTACGAACACCATGATCATCTATAACAATTAGTTGTTTACCATCAAATTTAAGAGAATATTCAGGTGTAGGGCCAATAGGACCAGGAAGTCCGTCTACACCAGGTCTACCATCAGAGCCTTTAGATACTAATAAAAGAAAGCCATTATCAGTAGGATTACCTGACCTATAAGTAACTCTGTCATCAACACAAACATATAATGAGCCATTGTAAGTAACAAAATCTATATCAGAGGAATTGTTATAAAATGGAGAACTGGCTTGATCATATGTTTTAAAATTGAATCTTGGCCCTAAAGTAGGATCATTTGCTGTATTAACTGAACGTTTAATTGCCATAATATTCAATTATTTGTTTATATTCTTTTGTTGTTATTAAATTACTATCTAAAAGTTCATAGGCATGTATTAAATCTCAAATTTCACACAAATCACTTTTTTTGAGAACATGTCCCATTTCTAAATCTTCTAATATTTTCATGAATATGTTGTATATGGTTTCGAGTATATTATCCATTGCATCCACAGTTATTTTTGTTCTTTAATAAATCATTACATATAGAACCGCAACTCTTAATGCTTTCGTATATAGCTCTAGCCTTTTCTATATTTCCTAATTCTAAATAATGCTCTATTAATCAAACTGCAATAAATATAAAATCACGTTGTGATCTAATTTCATTATCTTTACATTTAATAGAACCACAGTTTTTGAGCATATCTTGAAATACTTGTAATTCTAAATTTGCTAGACATTTTTTTAGAGAACAAATACAAAGCATTTCATCAATATCAGGTGTTATTTCACTAACTCCAATTCTCCCTGATTCAATTGCTTTAAGTAATTCTTCTGAATCGTATGTACGAGATCCAATTACTAAACCTTCATCAGATAATTCAGCAGCAGAGTTTTTTAAAATAACAACTTGATATAATCCGTCATTTTCAAGTTCAAATTCTAACCCAATTTCATACGGATATATATCAGAATATTCTTCTGTTTCTGGGTTAAATACAAACACATATATATCAGAGGGATCATCTAAGAGTCTCACACCTAGATGACACCCTCTCATATATATTTCTTTATTAAAACTTCCCATTATACATTTCGTATTTCGTTGTTATAAGGATTTCCATCTCACATTTGCATTATTTCAGCGTCTAATTGTTTTTCTTTTACTTCAATGAGTTTATCATTGTAGTCTTTCTTATCAGCAGCTTCTTTTTCTTCGATTTCTACTCTCTTCTGTTCTATTTGTATCTTAGCATCATTATTAGCTTCAACTTGAGATTGCAAACGCTTGATTTCATTTTGTAAATCAGAGATCGTCTTTTGATCTTGTTTAAGATTGGACTCATATTGTTGAACTTGCTGTTGTAACTGTTGAAGCATGTTATTTTCAGCTTTCTTTGTTTGAATAGCTTTGTTTAATCTACGTTTCATTTCAGTTAAACTCTTAGCATCTAAAATATCAAATGCCATTTCAGCATCAACTTGTTGTCCTTTTATTAACTCCATATTCATTTGTTGCGCAGTTTGAAGTTTTATATATGCTTCAGAACTATCTGCAATATGAATATCAAAGTCAGTCATAGTAAAGTGTTCTGGAAGAGCGGTAAATGTTTTTACCAATCTATCTCCAAGAACTATTGTACCAGTAAGTCCATCCTTGAATACATATTTTGCAAGATTTAATAAATCGTAACAGGTTTCACGTTGCATTAAATCCATTGCATGAAAATATTGCTTAGTAAGTAAGGTAGATTGATGAATTCCTACTTTAACATTAGAAGCAGCTTCTCTTTCTTGAATTTGACCTAATTTTTGAGCAAATACTCCAGATATGGAAGATGCTTGTTGCTCAATACTATCAATTGCAACTTGAATTGCTTGAATAGCTTGAACTTTAATTGTATCATCATATCCATTAAATGTAGTATTTAATAATTGTGCTCCGTCTTGAGAAGAATCATATCAAGCAACTCCATTTTTCTTGTAAGCAATTCATTTTTGAATTCTTTCTGGCATTTCTACACCTAAGAATGAAGGTAGACTTGCAGCATCAACTCAATCTCCAATTGTTCCAGAAGTAGCTATTAAATTATCTCTATAATAAAGTAGAAGATCATATCGATCTTGTAAATCTTGTGTAGAACGAATTAAACTAAACGGTTGTCCATTTTTATCATTAAAGAACATTCCATTTATATTTAATTTACAAGAACGTCCATCTGATTTACTTTTTATGTAATACTTAGGTTCGCCTTTAGCAATATATACTTCACTTCCTATTTTAATTCCTTCATGTAATACAGAACGATTCTTTTTCTTATCGAACTCTAATCATTGACATTCAAATACAGGAACTGTACGATTACTCATTGTGGTTGCCCATTCATCAGATGTATATGGATATAAAGGATGTACTTCAAGACCAGCTAGAATACCTGTAGTAGGACCACTAGAAGTTGTCCCATCCTCTAATAAATAATCCATTTTAGAATTAGTTACGACATAATCATTTAAAGTTTCTCCATGAGATACATTAGAAAAATAATCTTCTATTTTATTAATAGCTGTATCTGTTAAATCTTCTCCGAATTCTTCTAGTATTTCATCTCTAGTTAATCAACGTCTTATTACAGCTCTACGGGATTTGTTTAAGAAAAATGAATTAGGATTTCTTTCAATAAAAGTATCAAGAGGATTAAGCACATCTAGTCTTAAATTATCTCCAGATGGTTTAACTCTATAATAACAGCAGCCTCCTATTAAAAGATCCGTTAACATTTCACGTAATTTGTTTCTTAGATCTAATTCTCGATTATGTTTAATATATTCAAGAATGTTTTGTGCAGCAATTTCATAATCAGATTCAAAAGAATTTTCAACTTCTGATTTAATCCTTTCCAATTCTTTTTCTACAAAAGGATCGTTTACTGGTTCTTTTGAATTCATAAGTATGTCAATTAAAGCGTGATGTAAATATTTAGTTAAAAACTTATATATTTCAGCATCAATCTTTAATTTTTTATCTCTTTGAATTTTAGAAATCGTCTCATCGTCTTTACAAGTAACTTGCATATCTGGTTCTAATTCAAGATATTCTCCTACAAGAACATCAATATGCTTTTTCATCAAAGGAGTAAAACTAATAGACGTTGGGACTCCGATTCCAAAATTGTCTTCTAGATACTTAAATTGTTCAGCATCTCTTTGACCGTGATAGTAATTATATGCTTTTCTAAGTCCAACTTTATCATAAACAAGTTCAGAGATACAACTGTTTATTTTTTCTATTTCTTTTTGTTTATTCATCGTCCCATTCAATTTCTTCTTCTGGAACAAGAAGTTCACGATTTATCTTATAGAAATGTACTTTTTCATATTTATTCTTTTTTATTTCTATACGAATAAATTTTAAGAATTCTTCTTCAGTTCCCTCATAAGATAAAATTATAGGCGTATATCATCTATCCAAATATAAATAAAGAGAATAAATTGAATTATTTAATGGTCTACATTTTGGATCTCCGCATTCTCTTTCCGGTTCAGATACGATTACTTTTAATTTGCCTATATATTTACCTTCTATTACTTCATTAATAATTTCTAAAACTTCTTGTTCTAATTCAGTCATTATATTAAATTTTTATTTGGAATAACTCCATATTGTAGGTATCCTTTTTCATTACGATATCAACCTATATCTTGCCAATTACTCTTTGTAATCGCTGGTTTAGTTGGCATAATTCCAGTTAATGCTTCATCTCCAATTTCAGCCATCTGCATTGCTGCAACCATATCAAATTTTCTTTTATTTTCATAAGTATACTTAAGAAGTTCTTCAAGCATTTCTGGATAATCAATTGTATAATAATAGTCTGCAATAAATCCATTAATTAATTCAAGACCGTGTTTAATAACAGATTCTGTACCTGGAACTCCAATTAATCTTTTAGTTGGTCTTTTCTTAATTTTAATAGATACAGCATATTCTGGCCTACTCATTAAAAGATTTTCTTTTTTACGATCTCTTAAAAATTGCTGAAAAGTAATTTTAGTAAATTCTAGCATTGCTTGACAATTATATCAAGTAAGTAATTTAAGCGCAATCATATAAGCAATACGAATATCTCTAGGTCTATCCTTATAAATAGCTACATATTTTGGTTCTTGATCTCCAAATACACGTCTTTTAATTACTATGCAGAAATCAGAAACATCGTTTTCTTCTGCAGAATTATCAGTGCCCATATCAATGCTATCTATTCCAGCAACATATAAATTTTTTCATACGTTTCCCTCTGGATCCTTTAATGGAGGTTCAACAACAAGTAACTTAGACGTACTTGATTCATATGAGTTTACTTTACTATATTGTGGTGCATTTTTATCTCATTCCAAAACAGTAGGAGTAATTTTGTCTCCAAGATGATGTATTTTAATGTTCACCATTTGTTGTGATATTAATTCTGCATCAAATACATTTGCTCCTGTTTTCGCCAAAGCTTCTTCTGGAATAAAACAATGTTCTGCACATTCATCAAGATATTTTTGACCACTAAGTCCTTTTCTATAATCTTCATAATATTTTCTGAACTCTATATGATTTGTTACTCCACGATTATCTAAATATTTAGAAGTCAATGCAAATTTATGACACGGTAAGAAAAACGACGTAATTTCAGGCTTTCCATCAAAAGTATCATAATTCTTATAAGGTAAGACGTTGTATGCACGTGGATTTTCAAAAGCATCCGCAAGTCCACCGAGGTTCATGTTATCACCACCGGTTCCAAGTCCAATTCGTGTACCGAAATGTTTACCACCAAGTTCTACTAAAGCGTTACCCTGAATTCAGGATGTTGTAAAGACTGGATTGGAACCCGCTTCTTCATACACAAGTCTATCAGTACGATCACCACGAATGTTAGAAGGTTTCTTAGCATTAATAGTGTGAATTTCAGACATCCAACCAAATTCAGTACCATCACGAGTAACTTTAGATGCACGTTTAGTATCATCATTATTTACTTTTTGACGTACGTGTCTTAAACCGCCAGCAGTATTTTGATTTAATCAATCTAATTGATATCAACATTTATTCTTAAGAGAACCTAATTTCTCATCATCAAACGCTGTTAATACAGAACGATAGCTTTCCTTTGTAGTATATGGACGTACAACTGTTGCTGCAGTCATCTCAGACCAACCAACACCACGACTCTTTAATGCAATAGCGTCTTTATGTAAAGTTTCTGCCATTTCAAGATAATGAAACCATTCATATTGTTTAGCTAAGAATGAAGGAAAATCATAATGACGGCCAGCACCAGCAATCGCGTTTTCATCAATAACTTCCATACGATAATAATTTAAATAATAATAATTATCACCTGTTATACGATATTTTCCAACAGTATACCCATTGTTCATTCTTTCAACTTCGCGATTTCATAAATCGTGCCATGGTTTAGAAAACTCTGGAAACTTTGTATAGCTTTTTGTATTTCTATAGATATTTGCCATTTCAATAAATGGCATTGGATCAAAATCCAAACCTTTTGTCATAGTAATTGGTCTATAACCAGTAAGCTCATAGGATAACTCTGGATCAAAGTATAGAATTTCTTCAGTAATTGGAACGTCTCATTCCTCTCCAGGTCTTTCATGATGTGTTTTAGAAACATCTTCTATTGTATCTACTGTTTCTAATATATCTTGCTTTTTGAAATCTTCTTCAAAAAGTTGTTTTATTAGTTCTTCTTCATAAGTTTTATCAAATTTAGGTAAAGATTTCTCTTTCTTTTCTTTTTTTATATCGTCTTTTGTCTTCACCTGTTTGATTCGCTTACCTGTTACACGATCTATAGCCATATTAATCCATTTAATCTAACATTCCAAGAGCAACTCCACCCCGAACTGCAGCAGCTGCTTCTTGTTCAGTTTTATGTAATTGCTCTAATGTTTGCAATTCTGTCCTTATTTTACTAATAGAAGTTAAATCAGCAATAACATCTTTTGGTTTATAAAGAGGTTTTCCATCTACATCTACTTCTGAAAAGTCTATTCCATCTAAATGTACACGCATCTTATAAATTGTATGATAAGCAGTTTTAATTAAAGATAGAATTGGATCTGCATCTTGCATTTCTTGATATT